TTATCTAGAAGAAACTTTACTGACGGTTCTAATATGCTAAATGACTTGCACTTTAGTAAAAAACTTATTAAAGTTAGTGCAAATGATGTAAGTCTTACACCAACACCTGCTGATAGTATATCTTTAGCAGAAGTAAATGCAGAAATTAATAAAATGGAAGCAGGATCTAATCCACCATTAAATACTGAAGTTGCTCCAGAAACATTGGAAAGACCAGCACCAGTAGATACAGGTGTAGAAGGAGAAGCAGAAGGGTTATTAATTCAAGCAGGTCTTTTAGAAGAAGATGCGAAAGCCTTAATGGCTGATGCTGAATCTAAAAGAGCTCAGGCATATTCCATGGACCCAAACCTTGCCCCTAAGAAGGGACCAGGTAGACCTAAAAAGACTTCATAAGTGTCTAACAAGGGCACCAAAATTGTCCTTTTAGGTAAACGTACAGAAGACGGGGAATCGTTAGAGATGATTCTCACGGAAGTTTTTCCGAATAGTATACCAAAAGATTTTGTTCATAACTTCTCTATTACAATAGATGATGGAGAAGTTATCGACATTCCTAATGAGATGTTACCTGATTATATTGAGGTACAACATCCTGTTGACATCCTCAAATCTATTAATATTAAAAATGCAAAAGTAGATGTAATAGAAGTTGTATTGGATTTAGAGTCTATAAAAACGTATGTTACTACAGAAGCAGATACAATTTTAAGTAATATTTTTCCAGATGAGACTTGACAAAGTCTCATAATTTGCTATAATATATGTATAGTTTTTTAAGGAGTAACGAATGTCATTAAATTTATTAGAAGTATTATCTGCAAGTTGTTCTGCATATAGTAAGAATAAAGGCTTTATAAAAAAAGATCAAGTTCGATTTGATAAAAAATATGAAGGTAAACTGTCTAATAGCGATTTACTGTATGCTCACTTTTACTCTTCTGATAAATTAGATATCACAGAAAAAGACACAGATCTTGCTGTAGAAATTATTGATTACTTAAAAGGCCTTAGTTTTAAAGCAATTGAAAGAGAACTTACTGATTTTGAAAGAAATGTTTTAAAACTTGTTACGTCACAAAATATACAGAAAGATCAAATAGGAATATCAGCAAGTCTACCCAAAGTGTATCTAAATAAGTTAGAGCAAGATCGTTGGACTGACAGGGAAAATATGCTATCCAGAACAAGTGAAAAGATTGGTACATTACATCAAAGAGAAACATTTGATGTTCTTGTAGAGTTTGTTAGGTTTATACCAAGGACTATGAGTTATATTGTTACTTGTAGTGTAGAGAATAAACATATTTTAAAGTTCTTTCATGATAAAAAACTTGATGTTGATACTATTGTTAATGTTACCGGTTTTGTAAAGTCACAAAATAAAGGAAAGTTTCATAACGGATTTGAAACTATTATCAATAGAATTAAAATTAATAATTAAATTTATTTTGCAAAAAAGAGTCAACGTTTGTATTAGTTGCCTTTGAATGATTTAGTATTTTAATAAAATCCTTTTTTTCCTTTTCTTGCCAGTCTATATCTCTTAGTAAAGAAAAATTATGTCGTATTATATCTTTCCTGCTTATTAAATATTTTCCATTCTTATGCCAGGCATTAAACCTTTCAAACATTTGCTCTGTTCCATATAATAAACTTTTATTTAAATCTTCATGTACCATTTCTCGTCTCAGTACCTCTTGATTAATTAAATCATCTTCAAAAATATTAAACCCTAAATATTTTAAAAATGTATAATTTTCTTTATGTCCTTGTACGCAAAAAGGCATATTATTTAAAATAGGCCATATTGTTTTTTCTGTTATAATAGATACAGAGAAATCCTGTTTATTCCATTCATGTGTTTCTGTAACCATTTCAAACCATGCTCTTCTTCTTGCTTCATTTAAGGCATAGTTGGCATTCATATGATCTTCCCTTTCACCTTCACGTTCTTGTAGTTCCATTGGTATCCGTCTCAATAAAGGTTCAATAGAACTATATAATTTTTGTGTGTATGGTGTGTTTGGTAAAAGGTCTAAAGCGGTTTTAAACTTTTCGTGTATCTCATCTTTAGGCATAGGAACATTTAAAGGTTCTTCTGCTAAAAATGTAAAAATAGAATCATCCATGTATTTTTCATTTGCTAATAGCAATAAGCATCTTAAATCTCTAGGCTGTCTATTTAAACATATAGCAAGTTTATCCTTTTTGTCAGTAGCATCTATATGATTATCAAAAGATAAAAATTTATATCTTTCCATCTTTTCATTACTTAAATCCTTATTTTTATAGGTTTTAATATATTCTCTACCTGAATTAAAATAATCATAACAGTATGCTTCATATACTTTTCTTTGTCCTACTTCTATAAATCCTTTTGCAGTATGAGTTGCGGCTATACCATGGATTATAATATCGTTTGTATGCAATCCTCTTTGATCTAATGCCTCACTGAATAATGACATTGTTTCTGAAGGGCGGTGAAATCCATATGAGTGTTGTTCTATATGACCTAAAAAATATTCATGAGGTTGACTTAACACGATTGGTATATTATGTTCTTTAAGAATCTTTTGTGTAGCATCAGGTAACCAACGTACCCAAGTGGTACTTAAATGATCTTTTATAAAAGGAATAGTTACAAGATAAATTGTAGGAGTATCGTCTGCTTTGTTGAATTCCTTTACAGGAACAAAATTAAACTGCTCTTTGTTTTTCTGCATTAGCCTCCAAACATGTAGATTGCCTTTTTGCCATACTATGTCTGGTTGTTTCTGCCAACCTCTTAACTTATCTATTATTTTAGTATTGATACATTTATAAGATGTGTCAGTTGCTTCTTCTACTAAAATATTAAGTTTTGTACCCATGTCTATATTTATTATAGTGTTTAAATAAGTTTATATCATACTGATAAATAGTAGTATAACAAATTAGGGAGTTATACAATGGCAGAAGACACAGATAAAAAAGAATTTCATCCTGCTGATACAAATGGAGACGGTAAAGTCTCTAAAGCAGAACATGACATGTATATGGAGTTTAAAAGAAAAGAACTTGAAGATGCAGACGCCATGCGTGATGCACAAAGAAAGATGACATGGTTTGCTTTAGGTGGATTATTGTTATATCCATTTGCAGTAGTATTAGCAGTATTGTTTGGATTAGAAAGTGCAAGTAAAATACTAGGCGATATGGCCGCTACATACTTTGTAGCAGTTGCTGGTATTGTTGCCGCATTCTTTGGTTCACAAGCATATAGTAAAGGTAAGTAAAAGTAATGTTTATTAAACACTTTGTAAGGATATTAGTAAGGGAAGAACTTCCTGATGAGGACGTTATCGTCTTCTTTGATATTGTACAAAGTGTTGTTCCAACAAAAGTACTAACAGCATACGACGAAGAAAAAGTCAGAGTAGGTGTAGAGGTTATGGCTTACACCAGCGAAGACAATGACGGCGAGATGTGGATATACGAAATCATACTTGAATCTCAAATTGATGAAGATGAGGGAGATGAAATATCAAAAGAGTTATACTTGGAATTTCCTGAAATAGACTTTACCTTTGAAGCAAGTTTAGAAGTTTAATGCTAGTAGAGGTTCATTTTACTGGCGACCAGTTCATAGCCTATGACGAATCAGGCAACCAAATAACCGATTCCAGAATATTAAATGAAGTATCTATGGAACAATTTATAGGCACTAAAGGTGTGTATGTTGTTGATGTAGATATACCTAATGGCTTTGTTCCTAAGCCACAATTAAATATAAAAGTAAATACATTCATAAAAGATTGACATAGCCTATATTTCTGTTATAATATGTTTTTCACTAATAAATACAGTTACAGACATATACAGGGTATAAAAATATGGCATTTAATAAAACATTCAACCAAGAAGAAATAGCAAGATTAAAAAAACTTATCAATGAAGGCGATCAAGTACTTCATGAAGTAGACGCTCTTAATACAGGATTAAGAGAAACAGTTAAAGCAATAGCAGAAGAAATGGATCTTAAACCAGCAGTTTTAATGAAAGCAGTTAAGGTTGCTCATAAGGCATCATTTACAGATGAGTACGACAAGTTTGACGAACTAGAAACAATTTTAGAGTCAGTCGGAAAAACACTTTAATACATTGACAAACTACAAATTATGCTGTATAATAGCATAATGAGGACAGTATATCTATGAGTTATGTAGACGCATTTTACGAGCAGGGCAAAGACATTGTCACAGTAGTAGAACGTGTGGATGGTCAACGTATAATTAAAGAACTAAAACCAGAGCATAACTTTTATTATGGTGATCCACAAGGTAAGCATAAAAGCATATTTGGACATCCAGTTACAGAAGTAAAATGCCAAAACATTAAAGACTTTAAAAAGAATGTAGGTATTAACAAGCATAATGGAATGTTTGAAAGTGACATTCGCCCTATCAACAAAACACTAGCACAGCATTATTTAAATGTTGATGCTCCTAAATTACAAACAGCATTTTTTGATATTGAGGTAGACTTCGATCCTGCAAGAGGGTTTAGTAGTCCAGATGATCCTTTCACGCCTATCACTGCTATAGGTGTTTACTTACAATGGATGGATGCTATGGTATGTTTAGCAGTTCCTCCTAAAACATTAACTTGGGAACAGGCGTTAGAAGTAGCAAAGCCATTACCTGAAGTAATGTTATTTAAAACTGAAAAAGAAATGCTTGATGCATTTTTAGATGTTATAGAAGATGCAGATGTATTAAGTGGTTGGAACTCAGAAGGGTATGATATTCCTTACACTATTAATAGGATTATTAAAACATTAGGTAAAGCAGAAACAAGACGTATGTGTTTGCTTAAAAAACTTCCTAAAGAACGACAGTATGAAAAGTTTGGTAAGATTACAAGCAGTTATGACTTAGTTGGGAGAATACATCTAGACTATTTAGAACTATACAGAAAATATAATTATGAGGAAAGGCATAGTTATAGATTAGACTATATTGGTGAGATGGAAGTAGGTGAGAAAAAAGTTGCCTATGAGGGAAGTTTAGATAGATTATACAATCATGACTTCCTAAAGTTTTTAGAATATAACATTCAGGATGTTATGTTGCTAGACAAAATGGACAAGAAGTTACAGTTTATTGACTTAGCAAATATTATTGCACACGAAAATACTGTATTAATTCCAACTACTATGGGTGCAGTAGCAACTACAGAGTCTGCTATTATTAATGAGGCACATAGACGTAATATGGTAGTGCCTGATAGAAACAAAGCGGCAGAAAAAGATACTGCGGCTGGTGCCTTTGTGGCAACTCCTAAGAAAGGCTTTCATGAATGGGTAGGTAGTATGGACTTAAACTCCCTATACCCTAGTGTTATCCGTGCTTTAAACATGGGAGGAGAAACTATTGTTGGGCAACTTAGAGATGATTATACAATAGAAGAAATTACAAATGCACAAAAACTAGAAAAGAAAAGTTTTGCAGATGCATGGCATGGTAAATTTGCTACTAATGAATTTGAGTTTGTTAAAAATAAAGATGTTGATCACAAGATGTTTTTGGATATGGAAGATGGTTCAACACATGAAGTCACGGGTGCAGATGTTTATAACTTAATTTTTAATAGTGGACAACCTTGGTGTATAAGTGCAAATGGTACTATTTTTAAAACAGACTTTCAAGGTATTGTTCCTGGTCTATTAGAACGTTGGTATAAAGAAAGACAAGAAATGCAGGCAAAGAAGAAAGCCGCAACCACTCCTGAAGAACAAGCATTTTGGGATAAGAGACAGTTGGTTAAAAAGATTCAGTTGAACAGTTTATATGGTGCTCTACTTAATCCTGGTTGTAGATTTTATGATAAACGTATAGGACAAAGTACAACATTAACTGGTAGAAGTATTACACAACATATGGCGGCGGAAACAAATCGTATGCTAACAGGCTTATATGATTATGAGGGCGATACTATTGTATATGGTGATACTGACTCTGTATACTTTACGGCCGTTCCTGCTCTTCCTGAAGGAGAAGTACTTAATATGGATAGTGCAATTAAATTGTATGATCATATATCTGATACTGTTAGTGATACTTTCCCTCAAATGTTAAAAGACACATTTAATATTCCCCTTGATAAAGGTGCTGTTATGGTTGCTGGTAGAGAGGTTGTAGGTAAAGCAGGACTTTTCCTCACTAAGAAAAGATATGCAATCTTATGTTTAGATATTGAAGGATATCAACCAGAAGGTGGCAAACTAAAAGCAATGGGTTTAGAAATTAAACGTTCTGATACACCTGAGTTTATACAGGACTTTTTAGAGGATGTTTTAGTTGATTGTTTAAATGGTGCAAGTGAAAGTGAAGTGTTAGATAAAATTATAGCATTTAAAGAATATTTTAAAAACTTGCCTGCTTGGGAAAAAGGAACACCCAAACGTGCCAACAACGTCACAATGTATACAAGTAAAATGGTACAACAATCTAGAGTATCTAGTAATATGAGATTACATAAACTTGATTTGCTAGAACAAGAAGGTAAAAGCACAATGATTCCTGGACATGTTAGAGCAAGTATTAATTGGAATACATTAAGAGAAGCCAATAGTGATGCATACAGTTTACCTATTACAGATGGTGCAAAAGTTATTGTATGTAAATTAAAAACAAATCCAATGGGATATACAAGTATTGCATATCCTACTGATGAACTTAATCTACCCCAGTGGTTTAAAGACTTGCCGTTTGATGATGACGCAATGGAACAAACAGTTGTAGATAAAAAAGTGAAGAACGTGTTGAATCCTATGGGATTTGACTTAGATAGGACCACACAAAGTAAAACATTATCAACATTTTTTGAATTTTGATCTTAAAAAAGTGGAAAAAAACAATTGACTTATCTAAATAATAATGTATAATGAATGTATTCGCGGAGATTAAAAAATGGCAATAAAAGATATATTAAAAGATGTTCTTAAACACACACATAGTTTAGGAATATTTGATTCAGTAAAACTTACAGGAAGTGTTGAGTCTACAGAAATAGAAACTGTTGATGCAGACAAGACTGTAATTTTAAAAGGTGAGACACATAGTCCTTATCCTGACTTTGTTGATTCAACAGTTGGTTTAAGTAGAATGTCTGTTTTACAAGGTAACTTACAATATCCTGGGTTTGATGATGACACAGGCTCTATTAAAGTTGTAACACAAGAACGCAACGGTGAAAATGTTCCAGTTGAAGTTGAGTTTGGTAGTTCTGATGGCACTACTGCAAACTACAGATTCATGTCAGCAGAAGTAATCAATCAACAACTTAAAGCAATTAAGTTTAAAGGTGCGGAGTTTGATGTTAATATTGTTCCTAGTGATAAAAACTTAAAGGATTTAAATTACTTTAATAGTGTATTAGGACAATTTGAAGCAAACTTTAGTCCTAAAACTAATGGTACTGATTTATGGTTCCATATTGGTGACGGTGTAAGTGATAGAACTAAAATTTTAATTAGTAATGAAATAGATGGTTCTCTTAAAGGTGACTGGAAGTGGCCACTAGACATTGTTTTAAGAATTATAAGATTAAGTGATACAGGTAAATGTGTATTAAGTATTAATGATGAAGGACTATTACAAATTATTGTAGATAGTGGAATGGCAAAATATACATACTTGTTGCCAGCAAAAAGTTAATGAAAATTGTAGCAAATATAATTACAAATTTATTTGAATTAGCAGGAATGCTTTTCCTACTAGCAGTAGTGACTGGAGTATTACTTAGTATTGATATAATGGGACCTTCATTAGAATGGATAAACAATAATGTAGGAACTGTGGCAGGTTTAGGATTTGTTTATCTACTATATAAAAGTGAGAGTGATACATAATGGATTTTAATAAGAAAACAGAAGACTATGCATTATACTTACCGGCTATTAGTGCCTTTTATACTAGGCAATTAGCAAAATATGAAGATGAAGTAGACACTATGAGATGCCCTGAAGGCTTTGATAGAGGTCTACAGGGACTTAACTTTTTAGATGAAGAAGTTGGTTACTACTATTATCCATATGGTTTATATTCAGCCGGTCATGCCCAGTTAGACTTAGATAAAACTGATATACACGAACGTATGATACAAAAACGTGATAGAAGTAAAACAGTTATACTAGGTGATTCTGGTGGCTTCCAGGTTGCTAAGGGCGTTATTAAACTAGACTGGGAAGATGCAATTAAGCCTGATAGTAAGGCCAGAGAAGCCCTATGTGAGAAGATGTTGCGTTGGATGGAGTACACAGCAGACTGGAGTATGACATTAGACTTTCCAGCATTCGCGGCCATACCTCCTTATAATAAAAAGACAGGACTCACTGACGTTAAACAAACAATAGATATGAGTATGTATAACTTGGATTACTTTGTTAAAAATAGAGTGCCAGGTGCAACTAAGTTTTTAAATGTTCTTAGTGGGGCAGATGATGCCTCGGCACAAGAATGGTTTGATTTAGTTACTCCATTTAGTGACCCTGCATTTGTAAAAGAAAACTATGGTGATGAAGCAAGAACACTAGAAGGCTATGCAATGGCAGGTATTAACATTGGACAAATGGAGCAACTACTTAAAAGGTTACTTCAACTTAGAGAACGTGGCTTACTTAAAGATAAAGGTTGGATACATTGTTTAGGTACAGGTAAATTACATTGGGGTTGTTACCTAACAAGTATACAAAGACAGTTAAGAAAGCATGATAGTCCTAATATACAGATTAGTTATGATGCGGCCTCACCTTTTGTTAATACAGCATATGGCCAAACATACACTTACAACTTCTTTGATAAGAAACGTTTTGGTTACTTTATGGATAAGGCTATAGATAATAAAGATCTTAAAGGTTCAACTATGCCAATGCCTTTTAAAGGTCCTATTATGGATAGACTTAAAGTAGGAGATATTTGTGTACAAGGACATGGAGATCTTAATAAAGCAGGTAAAGAATCAAGAACTAGTTGGGACACTTTAAGTTATAGTTTATATATGGGGCATAGTGTACATAATCACATAGAAGCCTTTATAGAAGCAAACAGACTTGCTGATGTTGAAAAACATAGAACTAAAATTAATTGGAAAGACTATAGAACTGGTGAAAAGAAAACTTCTAATATTAATGAAAGAAGTCCTCATGTACCAGGTATTATACTTATGTTTGATCAATTCGTTGAGGAATTATTAGACCCTGCAAATCCAAATCCTTATAAAATGTTAGAGGATAACAAACTGTTCCTAGATGAAATTACACAGAATGGTTGGGTTGCTGGTAAAAGTAATAACTTTGGTAGTTTCTTTGAACAAGAAGAATATATTGAGGGAGACAGGGACGAAGATATGACACACGAAATAATGACAGGAGAATTTGACGGTGAAGGATAAACCAAATTTTAATGATGTTAAATTTTTTGTAGGACAAGAAGTTGACAATACTGTTGCACAAGGTGAAGATACCTTGTTTGTAGCAGGGTACCAACCAGTCCAAGAGATTCTTAGTAGAGCATTAAATGAAAAATGTACACACATTCATATATGCTATTTTGATCCTGCAAGATTTGATCAATGGAAACTATGGGAAGAATTACTCTTGCATATTTGTGAAAACGGTGTTAAACTAACATTAGAGTTTGATGTTAAGTATGCAGAAGATATATTTAAGATGGGATTACATGATTTTAGCAATTTTATACCTGTTATTGTCAATATATTACCTAATTCGTCTAAATATAATTTCAATACAGCATTTAAAGTAAATGATAAAGGGTTTGATCAAACTAATGAAGGTACATGGTCAATGCATTTACATAACGTATTAGATCAAGAACATTTTATACCTTGGTCTAAATATACTGATGGAGGCGATAAGCCAGTAGAATGAGAATAGATATAACAGCGACAGACGATGATGGAATTAAAACATCTGCATCTTATGATGGAGACTTTCAATATGAGGAAGATATTCAGGAGTTAGTTGTGTTATTGTTTAAGTTTCTTGTAAAGAATGGTGCTGACATACCTGAGGAAATAATTACAGAGTTAGACAAATTTTAATGGATAATGATTGAGATATTAATATGGAGTTTAATTGTAATTACATGGGCGTCAGTAGGCTTACATGTAGTAAAAGAGTTTGTGAGAAATCACATAGAATAGGAGAATGAAATGATAGAACCAAGTATTAACAAACCTAGTTTATTTAGAAGAACTGTAATGGGACTTGTAAATGGCTGGAGACGTGTAATGGATGTGAGATTTAATCCATTAAGAGTAATTAAAGATCCAAGTTTACAGACATACTTTATGCTAGTACTGTTTACTATATGGAGTGTATTCTTTGGCTTCTTAGCCGCAAACTACTTAGGGTTTTTTAATTATAATACTGTTATTAGTATTGTAATACATATTTCTATTTTACTACCATTAGCATTTACTAATGCAATCTTTGTTGATGCAGAACGTGATGGACATAAATGGTTAAAAGAATGGAAAGAAGAACAAAATAGATATACTATTATAACAAACAGGCTTAAGAAGAAAAATTTAGTTATGTGGGACCCAAGCAAGGAGGCATAATGGCAATATCAGATGAAATGAGAGAACAACTTGAAATGGTTATCCAATACGGTGACCAAGTCAAGGCAATGTTTAAAGAACAAGATGACGTCGACTATGAGATAGGCGACTATGATGAACCTATCACACAACTGTTAGGTCATATGAATGAAGTGATGGAAACAATTGACGGAGGTTGGTAGTGAGAAGTATATGGGTAACATTTAGTAAAGAGGGTATACATTACTACCCTGGTGCAGACACAAACCCTGCAACCGCCACAGGCGACGAGTATGATGTATCCTTTTTAGGATATAAACACAGACACATATTTCACTTTAAAGTATGGATTGAGGTATTTCATGATGATAGAGATATAGAATTTATACAGTTTAAAAGATGGCTTGAAAGTTTGTATAACGAAGAAGTTGTACAACTTAATAATAAGTCATGCGAAATGATAGCAGACAATTTAGCGGCTGAGATACAATCAAGATATCCAGGTCGTTACATAAAGATTTCAGTAGCCGAGGATAATGAAAACGGTTGTGAAATGGAATATCCTACATTTAATGGGGATGGACCAAACTTTGATGTTCCAAGTGAGGAACTAGAAGATGTTTTTAATAGTTTACAATAAAGGAGAAAAGCAATGGAAACACATTTAAAACTAAAAGCTCTAATGGAAGAGTATCAAGCAGAACAAGATAACTTTGAAATCAAAGGTGTTAAGGCTTCTGCCGCTAGAGCAAGAAAGGCTCTAATGGAAATTTCAAAACTTTGTAAAGCAAGAAGAGTTGAAATCCAAGACAAAAAGAACTCAATGTAATTATGTCTAAAAAAGAACCTAAAAAGATTACTCCAGAAGAAGCAAATAAGTTAGAGGATTATGCTCAGTCTTTAGAAGATGAGGTAACTCATACTGTTGATTATGGTAGTCTTGAAGAAGTAAACAAAAAGAAAAGGAAAAAAGATGCGTAAATTATTTTATATGGGACTTGAGTCTTATGAAGCCAGATATACATTACAGTTACAAGACTGGAACGAAAGAGTATTTGGTAAACGTGGTATTGACTACGAAATAATCACTGGCCAAGAGTTAGATAACTCCAAGGCTATTGTTACTGGTAGTGTATTAGATGCACATGGTAGAACGTATTATAGTTTATCACAAACTATGACTTTAATTCAGATGATGAAAAATGGCGAAATCACTAGTGATGATGTTATTTTTTATGAGGATATGTTTACTCCTGGTTTAGAATGTTTACCCTACATCATGGATCAGTCTCCAAAAGAGTTTAGGCCTAAAGTCTATTTAAGATTTTTAGCACAAACAACTGATCCAGATGACTTCCTTATTAGAGAAGGCATGTTTAATTGGATGCGTAAGTATGAGGAAATGGTAGACGAATTTGTTGATGGAATAATGGTTGCTAGTGAGGAGTTTGTTGCTCATTTGAGAACAGCAGGACTTAAATCCCCAATCTATGTAACTGGATTACCATATGGTAAAGAAGAAGTTAGAGGTCGTATAGACTCTAATATTCCATTACACCAAAGAGCAAATCGTGTTGGCTTTGCGGCACGTTGGGACGATGAAAAACAACCACACTTTTATATGGACTTAGCAGAAGCCTATTACAAAATAGATCCTACTGTAGAGTTTGCTATATTTTGTGGACACCCAGAACTTAAAAGTAATGACCCAGAGTATGTAGAACGTGCTATGGCATTACAAAACGGTGATTATGCTAACTTTAAAGTTTATACAGGTTTAAAGAAAGATGATTACTATAACTTACTTGCTGACAGCAAAGTACTATTTAATTGTGCCTTGCAAGATTGGGTAAGCAATACTGTTAGTGAAGCAGACACATTTGGAACACTTACACTATATCCAGCATATAGAAGTTTTCCAGAAGTATTTGCAAACAACGGCAAACACCTGTATGTACCGTGGAGTTTAGATGATGCAATAGGCAAACTTACAGACATGTTCGAGGCTATTGACACAGACGACGTTTCGCAGTATAATATAGGTAAGATATCAGACTACCAGGATGGCACTATTGATAGAACTTTAGATGCAATGCTTGGTACTGGTGAACAATTATCTCGTAATGATAATTTATATAGAAGGCATGTAGCCAGAGCAAAATATGAGTAAAGAAGCACAAAAAACAATACTAGTTACAGGCGGTAGCGGATTTATAGGATCTGTTACTTGCTCTTTATTAGTTCAAGCAGGGCATAACGTTATTAATATTGATAGAGTAAAAAGAGAGTTACCAGGTGTAACTCAATACCCTTTTGATATTGATAATCATCAACTAAAAGGAATAATGGAACTAACAAAACCAGATGCGATTATACATTTGGCGGCGAACCATAGTGTTCCTAAAAGTGTTAATAATCCAGCAGAAACATATTATAATAATGTTTCAAACTCTATATCATTATTAAAAAATGCTGTAGAATGTGGAGTTAAACATTTTGTATTTAGTAGTTCAAGTTCTGTTTATGGTGATTCGGATATGTTACTTAATTCAGAAATAGACCCAACTAATCCTTTAACACCTTATGGTAAAAGTAAGTTAATGGTAGAACAAGTTTTAGAAGATTATGCAAAAGCATATGACTTTAACTTTACAGCATTAAGGTATTTTAATGCCGCAGGTAGTTTTGAAGGACTTGGTTATCAACTAAATCCTAAAGAACATATTATTCCTATTATAATAGAAAAAGCACTTACAAATGAAAAACTTACTATTAATGGTAATGATTATGAAACAGCAGATGGAACTTGTGAAAGAGATTATACACATGTAGTTGATATTGCGTCTGCACATATGGCCGCACTAAACTATCTTTTTGATGGTGGCTTAGGTGGTTCATTTAATATTGGTGGAGGTTCTTCCAGCAGTATAGACACAGTTGTAGCAGAAGTCGAGAAACAACTTGGGATTGAACTTAACAAAGAGTATGGCCCAAGACGTGAAGGTGACCCTGCAAAGACCTCGGCAAATATTGCCAAGGCATTTGAAGAAATGGGTTGGGAATCTTCTTTTAATATAGAAGATATAGTTAGAGATGAAATAAGTTATCAGAAATCATTGTTGAAGAAGTAACTATGACAATAGAAAAAGAGTACCAAAGTTGGGATACATTACAGTCTCATCTATCTAGTATCACACAACAAATAGCATTAGACAAATTTAAGCCAGATGTTATATTAGGACCTGGTAGAGGAGGATATCCTGTTGGTGTAATGCTTAGTCATTACTATAATGTTCCTTTTCATGGATTTGAATGGACTACTAGAGACCATGGTATGATCAAAGAATCTACAAGGTTAGAAACTATTTTGTCTAAATATAGTAGTGATGATATTTTAATTGTAGACGATATTAACGATTCAGGTGAAACACTTACAGCAATTGACGAGGTAGTCAATACCTTTGATCAAGAAGAAAATAACCACATATTTCACTTGCATGAAGGTATAAAGTATGCTACACTATATGATAAAGAGAGTAGTAAATTTAGTAAAGTTAGTTATGCAGGAAAAATTGTTACTCCAGAAGAAGAAAGATGGATTGTATTTCCTTATGAGGAGTGGTGGAAATGAATAAAGTACATAAAAAAGCAGAAGTAGTAGAGGACAACGGTTTTGTTGTTCATTTGTTTAAAAACTATGAACCTTTTGGTACAGTTGATGTTAGAGATAAAAGTATACATTACGCAAATGATGTTTGTGAAAATTGGGAAACAGGAATATTAAAGGAAAACAATGAGTACATTACAAAGTCTTAGTAACCATCTTAAACATCTTGAAGAGATTCACAGAGAGTTAGATAAAAAAATTACTAGACATTGGGAACATCATGATAGTGATGATAAAGTTAAGCAAGAGAAGTTAGAAAAACTATCTCTTAAAAGGGAAATAGAACAGTTAAGATGCAAGATAGAGGAGATGCAAAATGAAGACTAGTGATAAAATAACAAAAAGAATTAAGGCCGCAGATGCTAAGTATTGGGCAAGTGATAATGTTGCTCAGTATATGGATGAAGGTGATGATCAAGCACTTATAGAAGAACTTATTCCTCATTTTGAAGGTATTTTAGACACACTAATTATTGATAGATTCAATGATCCTAACAGTCAAGGTACTGCTAGACGTCTTTCTAAAATGTATGTAAATGAACTTATGTGGGGCAGATATAATGATATGCCTAATGCTACAGCATTTCCTAACGATATAGAAGAAGGATATAAGGGCATGTTGGTGGTTAGAAGTGAACTTATTAGTATGTGTTCTCATCATCATCAGCCAGTTAAAGGTATTGCATACATAGGTATTATTGCAGGAGAGACCCTTATAGGTCTTTCTAAGTACACTAGAATAGCACAATGGTGTGCAAGACGTGGTACGTTACAAGAAGAACTTGCTAACGATATTTCCAGAGAAATTATGAAAGCAACAGGTAGTAAAAACTTAGGTGTTTACATACAAGCAACACATGGTTGCGTAGAACATAGAGGTGTAATGGCACATAGCAGTCTTACACAAACAACTGTATTAGAAGGTTCGTTCTTTGATGACCCTGGTACTAAAAAAGAGTTTTTTGATAATATAAAATTACAACAAGAATACGCAAGTAAATAATGATTGAGACTAGAAACAATACTTTAGTAATAGGTAAATTAGCAGTTCCAGTTAGAAACATAACTGATAGTATTATTGATAGAAAGTCTATCAATTACATTACTAAAAGGTTTCCAGTTTCAGTAGATGAAGTATTTGAATGTGTTGATGCAGTTGCTGATATAGAAACTTTAAACGGTACTGGACATCTTTCTGTTAGAAATACAGGTACAGGACAAAATATAGTATTAGAATGTACATCTATTTCTGATGTACTATGGTTAAAACTTATACAATATGGGAGAGTATTTTCTCCTAATGAAGAAAAGTTTTCTTTGATATTCGATAAAGGGTTTAGAATTTGTGCGATAGAATGTTTAGATGATATAGTACATAATAGAACAGATTTTGAAGGCAGTGAATTACATAGTATTGTATTTGAAGCCATTGCCTCAGTAGTTAATAATGGTGTAAATTACCAAACTATGTTAGATTTATTGAAGGGACAAGATGAAGAATCCGTCTAGTTTAAAATATAGCGAAACATTTTATTCAGCACAAGGTGAAGGACAATATGTGGGTATACCTAGTCTATGGATGAGATTTTTCTTATGTAATTTACAATGTAATGGCTTTGGACAAAAAGAACCAACTAATCCTGACACATACGAATTACCATATGAAACAATAGACATTTCAGATATAACAAATGTATTTGATTTACCCGTCTTTGAAAAAGGTTGTGATAGCAGTTATACTTGGAGTAAAAAGTATAAGCACTTAATAACAGATAAGACGGTGGAAGAGGCCGTAGACGAACTTACATCTCTTCTGCCGCACTCCCAATTTGTACATCCTGTAACAGGACAGTCTGCTCATATGGTATTTACAGGTGGTGAACCAATGCTTAAGAACACACAACCTGGCATGATGAACATTATAGAAGAGTTCAAACGCAGAAAGAATCAGCCTATGAATGTTACTGTGGAAACAAATGGTACAAAGCCTATCTCAGATGAGTTTGCTGAATGGGTACAACGTGAATATTCTAATTGGGCAGATGGTAGAGAATGGTATTGGAGTTTAAGTCCTAAACTGTGGAGTACTGCTGGTGAGAAGAATAAGAAGGCAATTAAGCCAGAAGTAATTGGTAGGTATGCAGAAGTAAGTCCACATGGACAACTAAAGTTTGTTGTTAATGGTACTGATGCAAGTTGGCGTGAAGTAGAAGAACACACAAAATCATTTAGAGATGCCGGCTGTAACTTCCCTGTATGGATTATGGGAGTTGGCGGCACCTTTGAAGGATTAGTACAAACTGAAGCCAGTATTGCCGATGAGGCTATACAACGTGGATATAACTATACAAGCAGAGTCCATGTACACATTTATGGAAATGCAATAGGAAAATAATATGATAACTATATACGAAATATATATAAAAGGTTGGGGAGAATATGAAGATGCATGGTATCCTCATAATCATGGCCCAGATATATCAGCATTAAAAGAAGTTATATTTAGAGATTGGGATATGGAGGCTGAATATTATATTACTGATAAACAGACAGGTAAGGTAATAGAAGAAGGCACTATAAACGAAGGAGTTTACTAATGAATAAACATGATTGGAATTTTATAAAAAATATGAGCCCATTACTCATTACAGCATTCGTAATGTTCTTAATGATGGTAGCATACGAAACAAGAGCAGATGAAGATAAAGTTATGGGATATACTGAACATGGTATTCCTGTTACACAAAAAGAATTAGATGTTAATACATTTAATTTTGAAAGAGTTAGAAGTTGGGATTGGAACAATGAAACAAACACATTAAGACTAACATTTAGCAAAAATAAAAAAATAGATGTAACATTTTTTAATAGATGTTGGGATATGGAGTATGCAACGGCCTTACAATTTAACTCTTGGGCAGGAACAAGACATATTGGTAAAGGAGACGGTATTGTACCAATTAGTTGGATGTATAAAAGAGCATTATATCCTTGCAGAATAAAAACAATGACGGCAGTATTACCGGAGGAAAAAGATGGCGAAAAAAACTAAATTACCATTTAGTATGATGCCTGCTAGTTGGGGTCTTAAAGGTAAGACTCGTGCAATAGCAGAAGCAGAATATTATTATGAAGGTGAAGAACTAGAAGAAGTATTAGCAGAACTTGGTGCTGATAGTGATGAAGATAAAGAAGTTGCTAAACTTGATGTTAAACTTAAAAACGGAAAGATTGGGCAGGCTGAGTATGACAAAGCAGTAGCAGAAATTAAGAACGAACCTTGGGTAAACGTATTAAAGTTAGATGTTAATCCAGAAAATGCAAAAGCAGGTTATATGGAACTTGATTGGAATGATAACTTTGTTAAATTCTTACATGACAATGGTTACGAAGGAAAAGACGACGAAGCAATAGTAAATAAATGGTTTAATGACGTATGTAGGACAGTATTAGTACAAGAGATGGCTGATCAAGATTACGGATTACAACAAGACGGAGAAGTAGATGTCATCGCAACAAACGTTGGATCAGAAGAGCAAGACTAAATTAGCATTACTAGTTAAACAAATTGACATTGTAGTTGATAACTCTATAGAAGATATGGAACCTAGAGAAATAGATTTCATTATAACCAACTTTGCCAAATACCTTAATTACGATTTAAAACGTAACTTTGAAACTGCAAGGGAGAAAAACTTAAAAGAGTCTCCGTTTGATGCAATAATTAATGACGATTTAAATCTTGACAATAACTCATAAATTTGTTATAATAACTTATGGCTAAAACATATATACTAGTAGATTCACTTAACATGTTCTTTAGAGCAAAACATGTTGGTGGTGGTAAAGATATTGACATGAGAGTTGGTATGGCAATGCACATCATGTTTAACAGTATTAAAAAAGTATGGCGTGACTTTGATGGTGATCATGTTGTTATGTGTTTAGAAGGCCGTTCATGGCGTAAAGATTTTTACCCTCCTTACAAAGCAAATAGAAAAGTTTTAATGGATAAAAGATCTGTTAGAGAACAAGAAGATGATGAATTGTTTTTTGAATCTTATAATGATCTTACAAAGTTTTTAGATGAAAGAACAAACTGTAGTGTTATACAACAACCAAATGCAGAAGCAGATGATTTAATTGCTACTTGGATACAACAACATCCAGATGATAATCATGTTATTGTTAGTACAGACAGTGACTTTTATCAATTACTAGCAGAAAATGTAACACAATACAACGGAACAACAGACCAGATAGTTACTTTAGAAGGCTTTAAAAATGCTAAAACAGGCGAATGGGTAATAGATAAAAAGACCGGTGAAAAGAAAACACCAGTAGTTCCTGAATGGGTATTGTTTGAGAAGTGTGTGAGAGGAGATAGTGCTGATAATGTGTTCAGTGCCTATCCTGGTGCAAGACTAAAAGGCACTAAAAACAAGACAGGTATCACTGAAGCATATGATGATAGACATACTGGAGGTTATAATTTTAATAACTTTATGTTACAACGTTGGGTTGATCATGAAGAACAAGAACATAGAGTTAGAGACGACTTTGAACGTAACAAGATTCTTATAGACCTTACAATGCAACCTGATGAAGTAAAAGCAGAAAGTAATCAGATTATTGAAAGTGCAAAACTACAAGAGCCTAAACAACAAGTAGGTGTGTATTTTATGAAGTTTTGTGCTAAATGGAATTTAGAAAGAATGTCTCAAAATCCAGGTGATTATGCAGAGTTTTTGAATGGACAAGTTGGATAAGGCGATACGAAGAATTACTGACGATTGGCCAGCAGAGCCTTATTGGATATTTACTAGTCCAGATGGCAACAAAGTATACAGGCAGATGAGACAGGATGTTTGTCCTGAAGTATTTAAAAATGCAAAAGGTACACCCAACAAGCAACTATATTCAATAGACGGTGTTGTAGTAGGTAAGGATGAGGATTATGGAGATAAGGAGAATAAAGCATGGTAAAGACTAAAAAGAAAAATAAAACACAGTTACAACAAATAAGTGATGTGGCTTGGCTAGTAAGGCAAGGTAAAAATAAATTGGGCATTTTAAATAAAGATGTACAAGAACATTATTTTTATATTACTGGAAAAGAGTTTTTAGGATTTGATGATGAAACAGATGTTGTTGAGCACTTTGGTAATGTAAATTTGTTTAAAGATCAAATTACTGATAATGCAACTATTAGTGATTCTTTTTATATTAAAGGTCATTTGATAGATTACGAAACACCATATCCATTAGACCCTACTCATAAGGATTACAATAGCGATATTCCCCTTTACACTAAAACACCTGAAAGTGATGTTTACTATGCCGCAGGATGGTACTGTATCAACTTTGAAAAAGGTTGGAAAAGAAGTCACGGACCTAAATATTCTACACTTACAAATTATGGTTATTCAGGACCATTTAAAACAGAAGTAGAATGTAGGCAGGAGTTAAAAAGACTGAATAAACAAAGACGTCTTGAGAATGGATGATTTAGATACTTTTTTGCCTGACAATTGTGGGTATAATAAAATCTTTAAACATCAGTGGAAAACAAACACAAATGCTATCCCTTTAAGTTCCGTAAATCATATCAGGGATTTAATTAAAGGTAAGTTTGGTTGGCATTTTATACCACATAAAAATATGGATTACAGTAGAGAAGATTGGTACAAAGATCAAACATTAGTAATAACATTTGAAAATAAACTGGACTTAATTTTGTCCAAGTTAACGACAACATTATAGAAATAATAATAAATAAAAGCATGAAAACAGGTACAATTAATTTTTGGAACAGCAGAAAAAACTACGGTGTAGTAAGTGCTGGTAAATCAAACGTCTATTTAAAAAGACACCATGTTACAAATCCAACTCCTCCTGCAGAACTAAGTGCAGGAATGGAAGTAGAGTTTGATACAGAAGTTAATGGTATGGAGACACAATCAACATGTGATTTAACACCTAGGGTCAAAGCAGAATAATGAAAGTAGAAATTTATAGTAAACCAAATTGTCCTTTTTGTGTACAAGCAAAAGGATTAGCAGAAAGAGAAGGACATGAACTAACATATAAAATGTTAGACGAAGACTTCGACAGAGAAACACTAATGGAAACATTTCCAGGTGCTAGAACTTTCCCACAAATCATTGTAGATGGTGATAAAATTGGTGGGTATACTGACTACGCACAACTGGTTTCTGAAAGTAAAAAGTAATATTAAGTGCTGTTTTAATTGCTATTTTAGATAAATATATGTATATTAGGAGATACATATATGAGCAGGCCAAAGCCAACAATATTATTAGAATCTGTAAACAAGCAAACATATAAAGCAGAACAAGTATTATCTGCTAATGCAATTTACTCTGTATTCTATCAGGATTCACCTATAAACTTAAGAACACTTCATACATTACTAAGTTATCCAGGGCCTAAATATAAAAAGGTTTCATTCAGTAATTCTGGACATGCTTTTAACCTTGCAGAAAGATTAAACAAAATATTTTCCACAGACGAGTTTAAAGTAGTTAAACTTACTCAAGGTGAAGTGGTAACAGAAGATGACATCAAGGACTAATCAGTTACAAAACAAAATAATTAAAGATATTCTCAATACAATTAAAGACGGACTTTTACCCCACAATTCTAGACGTCCAGGGTTTCAAAAATATTCAAAGTTTTACATTAAATTTATTAAATTTGATAAAGATCAATTAGGATATAAAATTTTTAGTAACTATAGGGTATCTAAAAATGACACCAAAGGACTCAAATTAACCTATCTAGGCAATGAGTTATTAAAAAGACATTACGATTGTTATGAGTTTAAGCATGATATTGTACCTACTCCTAAAATGTATCTCGCATTAGATACTCATATGCAATGGCCTTATTATTTTACTAAAAAGAAAATGGTTATGTATAGTCAAGAAGATGCCGCCTGGTATCGCATGAACGGTAATAATATAGAAGACTTCACAGATTTTATTTGACAAATACTTAATTTCTGCTATAATAGTTATATAAATTAGGAGAGTTTATATGATTATAGTTCAATCACAATTCAATTTTAACTACGAAGATTCGCAATCTTTTGAGCAAAATTTTACAAATTGGTATTTACTTAATTGCCAAGAAAGAACACAATGGGGAGAAAAACCTTATTCAAGAGAAGAAGGATTTAAAGTTTTCTCAAATTTATTTGAAAAAAAGGTTGACAAAGTATAATTTTTTGTTATACTATATGTATAGGTTAAATTAAGGAGTAACTAATATGGAAACATTAAAAGTAAGAGCAAGTTCAGTAAAGCCAATTTTACTAAGAGCTATGCAAGTAAACAGACCAATTTTTATCTGGGGAGCACCAGGTATTGGTAAATCAGAACTAGTTGACGGTATTGTGCAAGGTGGCGATTTAGGTAATGCTACTACAATAGATTTAAGACTAGCATTATTGGAGCCCACTGATCTTAGAGGGTATCCTTTTAGAAATCCAGAAACTAATACAATGGAATGGTCACCACCTAGTGACTTGCCTAGTGAAGAATTTGCTTCACAGTTTGATACTGTTGTATTGTTTTTAGATGAATTAAATTCAGCACCCCCAAGTGTACAAGCGGCGGCTTATCAGTTAGTATTGAACAGACGCATAGGTCAGTACATACTTCCTGACAATGTAAGAATTGTTGCGGCAGGTAATAGAGAGACTGATAGAGGTGTTACATATAGAATGCCAGCACCGTTGGCTAACAGATTTAGACACATTAACATGGATATTAACTTTGACGATTGGCAACAATGGGCAGTTAATAACAATGTACATCCTGATGTTGTAGGTTACTTAACTTACAGTAAAGGAGATTTATTTGACTTTGATGCAAAAAGTAGTTCACAATCTTTTGCTACTCCTAGGAGTTGGACATTTGTAAGTGAAATGCTTGATGCAGAAGGTTTTGAAACTGCTGATAACTTTGAACAAAAGGCTGAGATTGCCGGCGCAATAGGAGAGGGAATGGCAATCAAGTTTGTTGAGCATAGAAAAGTTGCTAAACATCTTCCCAATCCAGAACAAGTTATTAGTGGTAGTGCTAAGAAACTAGACAACAAAGTTGCTTCAGAACTAAGTGCAAAATATAGTTTAGTTGTAGGTCTTGCTTACGAACTAAATGAAATGTATACTGAAACAGGTATTGATAAGACTTTTAGGGAAGGACTTAACAATACTATTAGGTTTAGTTTTGATAACTTTGAACCTGAAATGGTTGTGTTTTTATTTAGAACTGTAATGAAAGATTACAATATTAAGTTCAATGTTAGAACTGATCTAGATAAAGAACTTAGAGATACATTTAGTAAGAGGTATATTAAATATATTGTATAATTAAAAAATCCTTGTGCGCCTACCTATGTTACTCCCTACCTAAAGAACGCACTAAGGTGATGCCCAGTTTAACTGGGCATTTTTTTGAACCGTGTAGTAGAGTGCCTGAAAACAGTAGGGCCAGATGTTACTACAATATGGCGAAAGCCTAGTTGAACGACCCGTTAGTATAGTATGTCCTAGAAAGCGGGTTTTCTTTTTATATCCTCCCAGTGGCTTAACTGGATAAAGCAACGGCCTTCTAAGCCGTAGATTGCAGGTTCGAATCCTGCCTGGGAGGCCAAATTATTTATATCCTATTTGCATAAATCTAGTATAACTTGGTGTCTTTAACTGACCAGAATACATTGATTTTCTTAGTGGATAGACTGTTTGCATTTCTTTTAAACTTGCTACAGGGTTTATGTGACCCTCGAAATCCGGGCTATTATTAGTTTGCATAACAATTAACTGATCGCTACCTGCAGATTCAAACCATTCAGTTCCCATATGTTCACAACTTGTATTAATTATACATTCAGGTGACACTTTAATAAGTTCTCCACCTGTTTCAAACTCCATATGATTACAGTCTAATATACTTGCATCAGCAACTACGCCTTTAAACTTCCAACTGTTTGCTACATGTTTTTGATTAAACTTTTCTGCAAGTTCTATACTTTGTGCATCTATATCTAATCCATATATACGTTCAATAGGCATTGTTGATATTAGTAAAGGTTCTACAATAGCACCTATCCAACATCCTAATATAGCAATAGTCATATCTTGAGGTAAGTCTTTTACGTTACTTAACTCTTGTAGTAACCAACTTTTACTTGCTAATTGGCCTTTGCTAAAAGCATCACGTGGATAACGTCTATCCATAACTGCTCTTTCAAAGTAACTGGGAGGAATGTATAGATAACTATTATCTATATACTCTTCTACATCGTTCCAACTATTTAGATCTATTATATTGTTCATTCAACCAACCGTAATCGTTTATTTTATTTAACTCTTTCAAGTTATCTTTATTTGCTTTTGCAAATTCATTACCCTCAACGGAACCCTTTACTGCTTCATCAGTAAAGGGCTCGTCCCCCTGGGTTTGCAACCAAGTATCTAATCTTTCTTTACTTTCTGCATCGTCATTTAACGTAAGTTTAACACATTCTCTAAATGCACTTCTCCATGCACTAAAGCCATCCGTATTAAATTTAGTTATGCAACTTACTTGTGGCATAGATTTAAATCTGTTACTTAGTCCTGTTGTAAAATCTAATCCCCAACTTGTAGCATTTCTAACCATCTCAGTTGGGAATAATTTTACTCCTCCATATCCATATTCTAATCCATTTATTGGGTTTTTACTAGCCCAAACATGTACAACTTCTTCGTCGTATACGTCTGGAACATAATCAAATTTAAAGTCTTTATCTATAATTGCGTCTGCATCTACTACCCAAAACATTTTACTATCTACTCTAGTAGATGCTATTTTGTGTGCTTCAAATATTCCTTTTATATCTCTTATCCATATTAAATTTAAGTTTGGTTTTAAATGTCTAATATGGTCTTGTAATTTATTAAACCCGGCATCTGCAAAAGGTTCTTTATAACTTAGATAAATTATATCAAAAGGCGTTGTGGAACTACCGGGTTCTTTAACATATTGTAATCCTTTTATTCTGTTTAATTTTAAATCGTCTGATTTTAGATTTGAATAGTCTATTGATGTGGGCCAAAGTCTTAGTCCACCATATGCATGTACTTTACCTGTTCTGCCATTAAGTTTTTGCCATGCGTGAACCTTATGCATATCAGTTACAACGGGCATAAAACCACGGTCAAGTAACCCTTGATCCACTTTCACATCTGGGTCTATAGTCCAAACAAAGGGTTCCTTTATGTCCTTTATCGCGTTTATAAACTCGTTCTTTTCTAAACTTTGCAAGTGGATTGCTGGCCACTTAGGGCGTAAACTCGCAATAGTATTTATTTCTTTTAAGTCATTAAAGGTGTTATTAGTTACTTCTTTGTCAGTATATTCTTTATTTAAAAATGTTTGTTTAGGTATTAATCTTACATTTGTAAATTCATTATCCTCATTTAAAAACACATGAACATTGTTTTGATCCCATTGTGTAGGGTAATAATCAAACTTAAAATCCTCATTTAGAACTGTAAAAGCATCTATTACCCAGTACATATTTGCATTAGATTGCCCTGCTAGACGCTCATAGATGCTCTGTAAGCCGTCTTTGTAGTCACTAGGCTGTAACTTATACACTGGATATTCCTGTTGTACGCAAGAAGGATCTCTAATATATTTAGGCCTTCCTTTAGTTTGTTTTACTTTAGGATATAATGTAACACCGCCGTAATCGTACTGTCTTTTTGTTACTGGATTAAGTTTTTGCCATACATGTGTCTTTCCTTCGTCCCATGTATCTGGTATAAAGTCAAAATCAAAGTCTTCTAAAACATCTACATCTTGATCTACTACCCAGAACCAATCATGTTTCGTATTCTCTCTACCCTCTTCTTCTGATGTAAATATTTCGAACTCTACTATTTCCACATCTGTTAAGAATCCTTGATATTTAATATCGTCTTTATTAAACTCTTTAGGAACTAACTTAATACCACCACATCTATTATCACTAACATTTGTAATACTTAGTGGATATTTGTGTTCTAATTGCTTAGGTAACTTAAAAATATTAATATATTTTTGATCGCTATATTCAGGTACCCATTTTATAACTTCGGATAATGTATGTTCGTAATCCACTAACCAAAAAGCATCTGTTCTGCTTTTTCTACTGTAAGTGTGATAGTCATTTAAATCATCTGTAAAGAAAATATCATATCTTACAGGAACAATGTCGGTGTGTAATTTTTGTTTTGTAACATCAAAGTCTTTATTTACAAGATATATACCAGCAACTCTTTCGTCCCATAGTTCTGTAACTTCTTTATCATATCTATGTTCTAGACCCCATTTAAAAACTTGTATGTAGTCACGTTCATGTTTAGCAGGCACATACAATAGTTTACCATTGAAATCGTAATCTCTATCTATTACCCAAAACCAATCTGTTTCAGAACGTTTAGCATAAAATTCAAATGTATCGGCATCGAATTTTTTATTTGTATAAAAAACATCATAATTTTCATCTTCTATAGGACAGTCTTTATGTATTTTTAAATCCGCATTTTTCCATTTTTTAGGCACAAGTCGTATGCCACCTATTTCTTGTGGATATTTTTCTGTTAATTGGTAAGGCATTCTAAACGAATGTATCATGTCTTGTTCAAAAGGATTAGGCACCCAATCAAAAGTTTTAAAATTTACTTTATGTTCCCAATCTACTAGCCATACATATTCATGATCATATGTATTTCTCAGAGTATAATCTTCTACATCCTTAACGTACATTACTGGGTAGTCCAATTTGATATCTAAATAGTTATGAAACTTTGTATCACATGATTTCCAATTTCTTGGATAAAGTTTAATACCACCTTCTTCTGCTGGGTATTTGTGTTCTAATTGACCTCGTAAATGAAAACTATGTATAAAGTCTGGTTCAAAATTACTTGGAGCCCAGTTTATATCTTCCGGTAATATGTATTCTTTATCTATACACCATACATGACTAGCATATGGATTTGTATCAAAATATTTTGCTGGAGTTTTTGTATTAAGTTTTTCAAATGTTTTCTTACAAACAACTTTGTTTATTTCTTTTGTGCCTTCTGACTTTTGTTTTGGAAGTAATGTAACACCTCCGTAGTTTCTAGTATCCCACTTCCAAACATGTTCATATGACATGTCGTAACTCTCAGGTCTAAAATTAAATATATCTGAATCTGTTATTTCAATATTTGGTTCTATTACCCAATACATCTTAGTATTAGATTTAATTTCTCCTATATCAGATATATTTTTGGCAAAAGGATATGATTCCTTTAAAGAAGGATTGTTGCCTATGTAAAATATATCAAACATGTTTGTTCTTTTCCAATATATAATTTACTGCATCTTCAATTTCATCTATGCCTTTATTAATGCCGTCCCATTTTTTATGTAGTTCCTCTCCATAGACAGGACATACTCCTCTATGATCAGGTAAGTCGCCACCACAAAAGTGACATCTGCCTTCTAATTTGCGTTGTATTTTATGCCAATCAATCTCGGACATGTACCTTTACTCCGTAATGATCGGCAAAGGCTTTGGCGTCTTCTTCGTCGTTTACAATAGGTTGTCCTTTTATGTTTAAACTTGTATTAAGTAACATTGGACATCCTGTATCCTTGTAAAACTTTGTAAGAAGCTCATGTAAGTCAGGGTGTTCTTCCTTTCTAACTGTTTGAACACGACTAGTGCCGTCTTCATGTATAATTGCAGGGAATTCTTCTGGCTTTTTACACTTTGCTACAAATTGCATATAAGGTGCATGTGAAATACCTCCAGGCATTTCAAAATAATCATGCACATGTTCTTCCAAAATCATGGGTGCAAACGGTCTAAACATTTGACGTTTTTTAATAACGTTCATTTTATCTTTGACATCTGGTCCTCTTGGGTCTGCACATAGGCTTCTATTACCTAATGCACGTGGCCCGAACTCGGCTCTACCATTTGCTATTCCAAAAAGTTCCCCCTTTTTTAAACTTGCTAATGCTTTTTTAATTGGATATTTTCCTTCTATGTTATGTCCTAAGTAAGGTGTTTTCCAATCTATTTTTTCTCCAGTTTTATTATACAATTCTAATGCGGCGGCTCCTAAACTGCTCCCACAGTCTCCTGGATTAGGCATAATAAAAATGTTTTTAAATATATCTGTTAAGTTACTGTTAGCAACACAATTTAGTGCTACACCGCCCATGTACACTAGGTTACTACTACCAGTTATTTCTTTTGCATACAGTCCGTATGAATAAATTCTTTCTTGTACTTGATCTTGTGCCGCGGCGGCCATATCAAAATCGTCAACTCCAGTAAAACTTTTTACATCTAACCCTCGTTGCAAGTTCTCTTTCATTGATATAGATTGTCTATAACTTATCCAAGGATGTTTATACTTGAAATATCTTTTTCCCATCTTTCTACTTAAAGGTTTCCAGTTTTCTGGCTTGCCATATGCGGCCATTCCCATAAGTATATACTCATCTTCCATAGGTTTTAACCCTACATGATGTGTTACAGCACTATAAAACAATCCTAAACTACTAGGAAATTTTATGCTATGTAACTTTTTAAGTTTTCCTTCCTTCCATTGCCATATACTTGCAGTATCAAACTCGCCAATAGCATCTATAACCATTACAGTACATTCTTCATATTTACTGCTAAGTACACCTGCGGCGGCATGTGTTTCATGATGATAATAATCTTTTATAGGTATGCCTTTAAGTTGAGGATAAAACTTTTTAATCCACTGTCGTTGTGTTGGTTCTCGCAAGGCATTCCAATTGCCACCATACACATTTCTTAATTTTTTAAGCCATGCTTTTTCATGTAAAACTATTACATCAGGCTTTCCGCCTTCTATTGCGGCATTTATAAGTCCATGATTTAACCATGCATCATTTTTAGTTTTACTGTAACGTTCTGAATGTCCGGCAAATTCTATAGTGGAATCCTGTAACATACAGGCTCCAGCATCGTGAAATCCAAAACTAAGTCCTAAGATTCTCATCTATATATAAAAGGGTCTCTTTTTCTTAATTCTTCTAATTTCTTTTTCATTTGCTCTTCTTCCTCAGGTGTAAGAGTATCGTCAAATACCTTTTTTTCATGTTCTTTTTGAGCGTCTGTTTTTTCTCTTCTTTCTTCTTCCATAATATTATCTATTTGATTTATACATTAATTTATATAATTCCGGCAAGGCTTCTTCCATACTTTCGTCTCTTTGCTTATCCAACATTTCTGTATATTTTTGAAATGTGAGCAATTCTTGCCTCCAATTTTCTTTTCTGTTTTCCTTTAATGCCTTAATAGTTGCTTCTATACTTTGTACATTTTCCGGTCTATTTTTTAATACTTTACTTCTTTGTAACCACTGTTCTAATCTACCTGCGGCTACTTCACGTACCTGCTCTGGGCAGTTTCTAAAGTCTAAACTTGTAGGATAATCACATATTAAGAATGTTACAAATACTTCTCTTCCGTATTCTATTTCTAAACTTTCTATAAAGTCTAGTAATTTTGTTATTGTTAATACATTATATATTTGTATAACAGGACTAAACAATACAGTTCCTACAACGTCACTAGCACAATAAGTTCTTAAGTTTTTCTCAACTCTACTCCAGTGACTTGCACCTCTAATGTATTCGTTTTCTTTACCATAAGCATCTACACTAATACACATGAGTACACTTTTAAACTGTTCCACAAGATCTAAAAAACGTTTTTGAATATTGGTCATATTACTATTAAATACTAATTCTATGTCTTTTGCTATCCCTAGTTCAACACATTTTTCCATAATCCAATATACACGTTCTATAATAGTTGGCTCGCCACCTGTAAAATAAAGTTTTACAACACCGGGTAGCCATTCTTCTACTTGACGTAAAAAATTAGGATCATCTTCCCAGTTAGTTAATTCATCTACAAACTGACCCCAGGTGAAGTTGTCCTTTATGAACTGTGCCGCATCTGGGTCAGCATTTTCTATTTTTTTATATTCCTTTTGTATTTGACTTGAATTTTGTGGTTGGCACATTCTACACTTCAGGTTACACATATTGCCAAGCCTAAAATCCAAGTACATGGGTGCTTCTTCTACTCTATAGTCGTTGTTTACACTACGTTCTATAATGTCATGAATTTCTTCTCCTTTCCCACTATATTCAAACCAATCCCTAATATAGTTTGTTCTATAACTAGGGAAACCCATATCTTCTAAATCATAGCAATGCTCACAACCTTTTACCACGTCGCCTTCTATCATTTGCTTACGGATTTTACGCATATGATTGCTATTCCAGACATCTTCTATTTTATGTCCTCGATTTAGATCTACCATACTTCCATCATCATTCTTAAAATTATCTCTAGCAACACAGCACCAACTTACAGTTCCAGTTGGCTGTGTCATTATAGATATCCAAGGATAAGGGCAAAAAGTTTTACTATAATCAGACATACTTAAAAGTCCTCCGGTGCATTACCGTATTGTTTTAGTAAAGCATAAAATTCAGGAAACGTTTTAGCAAAACTTTCTCCTCTAAATTCATCACTAAACTTCACTTGTTTGTAAAACATTTCCATTAAACTTATATCATAATCTACATCTGTACAGTATTTTACCGAACTCACAATGTCAGGGTGTGTATTATCTTTATACTTGTCTACAATTTTATCTTTTATTACTTTAGGTAATACCTTACAACTAAAATGATCTGGCGTATAGACATGATTAAAATATATAGGAAGATCTGGTTTAAAATTATCTCTCCATTCTAATATTTCTTCCATATAAAAAATATTAAATATTCCTACAGTATAACAGATATCAACAAAAATATTTGGTATATTTTTATCTAAAACTTTTTGTAAATTATTTTGTACCTCGTTCCATTTAGCAGGATGTCTTATGTATTCAAATTGTTCTCCTACTCCATCAAAACTCCAACTTAACATTACTTGCTTAAAGTGAGGCCATAGTTCTAATCCTCTCTCAGGATATATTGAACCATTTGTATTATACAATAATTTTATATCTTTACTCTTACCGGAATCAACTAAATCCTGTAGTATATCGTAGTGTCTTTTTATTAATAATGGTTCACCGCCATAAAATTCTAATACTTCTAAGTCATCACTAAGTTCTTCAAAGTCTTCCCAAAATGCTTCGTTAGTTTCTGGCCATCTACCTACTGTACGCATTCTATCCCAAAACAAATTGTTTGTACCATCTCGTTTTTTCTCTTCTGGTACCCATAGGCTACTTGCAAAACTATTGCAAATTCTACATTTATTATTACACACATTACCTAATTTCAGATCCATGGACTTTGGCTTAATGTGTTCTTTCTTTTGTATTGCTTCTTCTAATGCTGTAGGAAAGTCTCTCAATGCTCTCTGGCGTTTACTGTCTATTCCGGCATCCTCGGCAGTCCAACAACTGTAGCAAGAAGCAGGTTTTTTACCATCTAAAAAGTCTTTTCTTAAATTTGCTAACCATTCACTTCTCCAGCCGTCAGTTAGTACGTCGTGTGTAAGTGATAAATTTTGACCGTCTTTGCTAATTAGCTCATCCATTTGACAGCATATAGACATAGAGCCATCAGTTCTGGCTTCTAAGTTTACAAACGGCATTGGGCAAAAATACTTACTCATAATTCTGCTAATTCCGGATAAACATCTTTAAAGTTTTCATCTCTTAGTTTATCAAAAGATTCGTTAAACATTTTAAATTCTTCTAGTAAATGTGTATGATCATCATCTAAAAATTTTATTGCACTTTTATAACCTTCTGTTGCTCTACCTATATGATCTAAAGGTTCCAGCCATGCTAAATGCTTTAGCCATTTTGCTTTTATTTCTTCTTTTAATTCTTGTGGTAATACACTCATTCTAAATCGCTCGTTATTAAGTAACACATTCATATACCAGTCTCCCGGTTTGATATATCCCTTATCTACCCAGCTCTTATGAAAGTCTGTAATGTGATAGGCGTTATAGGCACTTACTGTTGCACTAATATAAAAGTCTACATCTGGAGACTTTTCTCGCAACTGCTCTATGTTATTTACCACGTCTGCCCATTTTGTTCCTTTTCGCTGATATTCTCCACGTATTCCTTCTGCATCTAAACTTGCACCAATACTTATATTATCAAAGTTTTTCCATAAATCTAATACATCATATTTTTTGTATTTTAATTTTGTAAAGTTTGTATTATAAAATATTCTTATATCTGTTTTACCCATTTCAACAAGTTTATTCATTATACTCCAATGCTCGTCCATTATAATAGGCTCCCCTCCAGCCCAATATATTTGTTCTATATGTTCTAACATTGGTTCAAACTCTTCCATAAAGTTATCTACATCATTACGGATTTGTATTACTTGTTCTGTTGGTGTAATATTCCATTCACTCTTTACAGCATCTTGGAACCAGTTGCTACTTAATTCTGGTCCGCAATATCTACAACGTAAGTTACATACATTACTAAATCTAAAGTCTAAGTAAACTATATGTAAATCATCTAAACTGCCGTCTGTGTTTGTTTTTGCTACTTTATCCCAATGAGGTTCTAGCCAGTCTCTATTACTTCTAACTCTTAAACTGTCATGACCTTTCTCTTCTTTTTCGTAGCAACGTACACATTGTTTACACTTTTTACCTTCTAACATTTTAAGACGAACTTCTTTCATCTTATCACTGTTCCAAACTTCTTGTAAACTATTTTCCCTTAAATCTCCTATATGTTCTTCCCAAGGAGAATCACAACAAAGCATAGTCTTACCATTAGGCCAAGGGTGCATATGAATCCAAGGTAGAATACACATTACATCTGAGTTTTTTATATCGTCGTATTTCATACGAAAAACTCCTTAACAACTTGTTTATTTTGTTCATGTAAATGTTCACTTATTCTTATTACATGTTGTTGATTATGATGAAATCGTTGTTTATTATTCAAAATAAATTCTTCCCAATATCCTAAATCTTTTTCACAAACTTTTTTTAGTTGCTCTAAAATCATATTCATTCTATTTTCTATACAATTTTCTTTATCATAAGAATGATCTATAACATCATCAAACATATCAAAATTCATTGACCTTAATGTATGCACTATGCCTGGTGTTCCTAAAATTAGAGGTATTTGATTCATCGCAAATGCTTTTGTTGTTTTTTCTGTTGGCATCATCCTGTCACTATTTACAGTAAGATATCTTCCACCTGTATTAGATGTATCACTATTAACAGAATAAGATGCTGGGTTATGTCCAATTACTCCCTCTAGTACAACGTTGAATACATTGTCTGCTATATGGGGAAGCAAGTCGTGTTGTTGTTCCGGCTGATCTCCTAACGATAATGGAAAGTAATTTTTTAGATGTGTTGGTATGAGATTCCAAAGTGGTTTATCTTTACCCCAATAATCATTTCCTAATTCATAGTCTGCCCATCCACAAGATAATCTTCCTTTAGGTCTTAAAAATTTATCGTCTAGAATTTTGCATGTAAACTGTATTCTTTCTTTTCTAGAATACCGTGCTAAACTTATAAAATGTTTAGACCGTTTATGCTCTAAAGGAATATTTTCTTTGTATCCTGGCTTGCCGGAATACACATCAAACCATGTGGAAGATGTTAAAAATCTTACCTTAGTAGTTTCTTGGTAAACATCTATATACCATTCTACGGCAACATCAGTACCAGCATCTATGAGTAAAACTTTTTTATATCCTGCCTTAGATAATAATGATATACTAATTTCCCAAAACTTTCTATGCAATGCTTCTGTGGTGTAACTAAGTATAACATTTTCTAAACCTAATTTTTCAGCAACTTTTATGGCTTCCATTGTGAAGAAGACATGTTCTGTTTCTGTTACAGTTTGGTAATCAAATACAACATAGTTAGGGTTATCAGGCAAGTCTTTTTGTAATCTATCAAAATATCCTGCATGTTGTCTTTTACATATAGATTTAGCATTGTTTGGTAATGTATTTAATACTAAATTCATATTAGTACTCATGCCTTATATTATGTTTATCTAAAAGATTTATTAGTTCAGGGAATACTTCCCTCCAACCATCTTCATGATTGCGTATTTTATCCAACTCGTCATTGTACCGACAAAAGTGTTCCCATTTAACTTCGTCCCAATCATCGTTATCATACATACTTAACAATGTTCCGAGTTCATATCTGTTACCCATCGTTTTTCTAAACTTGGCATGGGCCTCGTGTCTCACAACAGGAGGTAGTATTCCAGGCGATAGGTAATCCGGGTCATAAACAAAGTTCATATCAACTGGACAAGGTGCCCAATTTAAAAACTCGTCTAAATAAATGTAACTATATGCACTTACAGTTTGTGTTATTCTAACAGTCAATTCTGGTACTGCTAATATAGTATCTAAATTGTTCTCTACGTCTGACCATTGTGTAGGGAATCTAATATATTGATTTCTATGTTCCAGGTCGTCTATACTTGGACACACTCTGGCTTCTTTAAATTCTTTCCATAGTGGAATTGCTTTTTCAGGTATGCTTGTCATATTAATATTATACCATAGAATAATATTTTTACTACGACCACTTTCTACAAGCATTTCTAAATATTTCCAATGTGCTTTTATTAATGTGGGCTCTCCACCATTAATATATAATACTTCCATATTAGGTGCACAATCAAATAAATCTTGATAAAAATTTTCATCTTCAGGCCATTGAAAATCGTGTTTGTGATCTAACCAACTATATCCATCATTTACGAAGTCCAGGGAATCCACGATTTTTTTATAGTCTGCCACCCAACGTGAACTACTTGCTGGATTACATGTACGACACCTAACATTGCATACATTACCAAGACGCAACTCAACAAAACGGAGGTCCATAGGTATGCTACCATCCTCACCTGTAATTCTGGATGAGTAATCGGCGTCAAAGTCCTTATATATCTTGGACTCGTAGATACGTTTGCTCTCGATTCCTTTTCTTTCTTCCTGGTAGCATCTAGTACATGCTTTTGGCTCAATATCATTTAACATCTCCCTTCTTATTTCTTTAAAATAATCACTGTTCATATGTGTATTAATGTCGTGATCATTTAAATTGAAGAACTCTTCTCGTTCTTCTCCGTAATTTCTTGCTCTATTTTTACCCGCAGTCATATCTGATATACAACAAGGAGTAACACCACCGTGAGGGTGTGTTCCTAGATGCATCCAGGGTAGTGGGCAAAATGTTTTACTCATATTCTATCTATTGTTCCGTATTTTGGATCTTGTTTTGCCTTTTCTAAATGTTTTTTATAAAAGAAGTCGTGCTTTACAATCTCCCATAATTCAGGAAAAGCAGATCTAAAATCTTCATCTCTATAATTATCTCCGGCAGTAACTTGTTGTTTAAAAAGTTTCCACCTTAAATTTATTTCGTTTTCTATTGTATCATCAGGTCCAGTTCCATATGGTGCTATACATTCTTCTCTAGGTGTAGTTGCATGTGCAATTAGTCCTTTCATTTCTTGTTTTAAATGATCAGTTTTAAATAATCCTTTTTCTAATCCATCTACTAAAGGTTTTACGATTGCTTCTTTCATTTCATTTGGAAATACATTTGGATTATACCAACTAGGTAAGTTTGCTATATTATGAAATACATGAAAGTTAGGCCATCTTTCTTGGAACACTTCGTGAAACTCTGCTAGGTACATTATATTAAGGGCAGTTACAGTACAGGTTATACCTGAAAATACAACACCCATTTGTTGTAACCCGTGTATATAATCTAAATTTTTTGCAACTTCTTCCCAATCCGCACCATGACGTAAGTAATCAAATCTATTTCCAACAGCGGCATCTACACTAATATTAAACGATACTGTTTTAAATTGATCAATTATTCTACCAAGGAATTCGCTTTTACCCATTGTACCATTTGTACTAAAACTTAAAGCAACTTTAGGAGCAATACCGTCATCTATTAATTTGTTTGCAAACACTTTAAACTCTTTCATGTATAAAGGTTCGCCTCCCATTATTTCTAAATTGACTATATGAGGTAACCAGTCATCTAACATTGTCCAAAATTTAGAATTTTCTAAATCACTCATAGGGACACTTACTATTTCTTTATGATATGGAAGTCCTCGCGAATCTGCTTCTTTTACCCATTTACTACTATAGTTTGGATTACAACTTCTACATTTTAAATTGCATGTAGTACTTAAAATAAGTTGCATATCTTGAGGCATGTCAGGTTCTTTAGAATAATCTATAGGGTCAAATCTCCATTCAGCATATTCATTATAAATTTGCCTTTTAGATTTTTTACCGTTCTTTTCTTCTCGCCAACAAGGTTCACAATTTTCAGGAAACTCTCCGTCTCTGATTTCTTGTCTTATTTTCTTATAATAATTACTATGAAAAATTTCCCTTACTGATGTTGAACCCAGTGTGAAGTCGTTGCCCTCATCATCTTTTACTCGTTCCTTTGCAATACAACATGTTCTAACATGTCCTAAAGGTTCGTTACTGATGTGAGTCCATAGCAGACTGCAAAATCTAGGTTCAGACATTTATTTTCTCCTAGTGTTTCCGTAATGTATTACTTCAACCCCTTCTATTTCTGGAGTCTTTCTCCATGGGTCAACAACAATACTACCTTTGGCAAAGTTCAATTCAGTACCATTGCCTGTAGATATTAATGCATCATCACAGTCTGTTGCCTTATGGTCTCCGTACCAACCAGGTACTGTATCTAATTGATCGCCGTATGTGATACCTGGATTATGTGCAAGTAAATATACAGCAGGTTTATCTAATACTGACTGTGGAGGAATATCTCCGGTCTTTTCATCATAGTAATGTAGTTCATGACCATTATTGTATACATAGTGACCTACTAACATACTTGCCGAACCGGCTTCATATTCGACTAATGGCTTGTATGCCTTACCAACAATAATTACTGGCAATGCACCTATCATTGTTCTTGTTGTAGGATGCCAATCACCTTCTGCAAGATCGCAAAGTTTTTTAGCCATGTTTTCTGCTTGTTTTTCTCTACTAAGCATTACAGCATCAAACAAGTCATAACCTAAATCTAGTTCTTCTGCCATCCAACGTAGGGCAATATTATCTCTAGGGTGACAAGCACCACCATCGCCCATACCTGGCTTCATATAACCTGGTCCCATAATACGTCTGTCACTAGTTGCTAAGGCATCACATACTACTTCTGCGTTTATGTTACCTAAGTTCTCTGCTACGTCTTGTATCATGTTTACTAGACTTACTTTTGCTGATATAAATGTATTGTAAAATACTTTAATACATTCTGTTTCGTCCCAAGTACCTATAATGTATCTTGGTTCGTTCTGCATAATTGTTTTGTAGAAGTCTACAAGTTCTTTTGCATCACCTGTTTCACTTCCATCTTCTGTTCCAATCATTACCATTTCTGGATTAACCATATCCCACTTTACTGTACCCATAGCAATTAAGTATGGATTGTAAACGAATCTGGCATTTGGAATTAAATCAATAAATTCTCGTCTGGTTGTACCAGGAAGAACCGTTGATATAAGGACTACTAATTGGTCTTTTGTTGCAACCGCATTTACTTCGCTAAGTACTTGTTTGACTAATCCATAGTCAAAGTCCTTATTTGGTAAATGGCTGGTTGGTGCTTTTCCATCATACTGTGGGTCATGCGGTGTGGGTACAGCAATAAAAACAATATCTTGTCCTACAACTGCTCCTTCCAACGTGTTACTCATTGTAAAGTTTTCAGGCTCTACAGGATTAACATCATAACCAACAACATCATGTACTTCAGCGACCATCTCGGCACAGGCTTGTCCTAACTTACCTACACCGATAAATCCGACTGAGGCCATCTTTATCTCCTGTTGTGTGTATAAAATACAGTTATATTTATCAGGAAAATTATAAGGATTTCTTATCTTTGGTTGTGCTTACGATCAATTCTCATCCACCAGTCATATAATTCTGAGTCTAGTTTGTAAACATCTTCTATAGTATGAGGTTGGTCCGGTCTCATTTCTGCAATTTTTCTTTGCCAGCCTCTGCCCCTAAAAAAGTTATCTTCATGTTCTTGTGGCCATTGCTCTTCAAATGTTGGTACTGTTAGCATATTTTCTAATTCGTTTATTAGTGTTTGTTGCTTATATGTTGCACGTGGACGTATATAGTCTAAGTTCTCATGTATAATTCTATCTAGTATATGTCTTGGCCATGCCATAGGACTCATTACAATATCACTATGGAATGCAAACATTCTTTTTGTTTCTATTTTTACATCCAATTCTATTGCATAGTCAAAAAAGTTTTTAAGATCAAACATGCCAGGACCTGTGAGCGTTAAATCCATTAACATTTTATCATTACCGCCTGGTAATGCCACACCTTCTCTAAAATTTTTATCCCATTGTTCCCAATCTAAACCTGTACGAATAAACTCTCCTATCCAACCTGTACCATCTATACTTGCACACATTGTCCAATCTTTTGCTTGTGGTAACCAGTCATATAAGTAATGCTTACCTAATCTCACACGACTTAAATTACTGTTGTAACGTAAGTGAACAAGTTTTAATGTATCATCTTGTGATAGTCTATCCATTGCTCGCCAATGTATATCATACATTAATGGTTCGCCACCTACCCAGTACAACTCTTCTACGGTGCCACTACAAATATATTCCCAAAATTCTTCTTCTACTACCTCTTTTTGAAACTTGTCAATTATCTTTTTATTCTCTGGAACCATGAACGGCTGGTTTTCAGGCGACCATTGATTATGTTTTCTCTTTTCAGATTCCCATGCTGAACTGAGCGGTTCACCACACATACGGCATTTAAAATTGCATAAATTACTAACCCTATAATCAAAAGAGATAGGTTCCATTGTAGTATATCCATTTTCGTCTGTCTCCTCAAAACATTGATCTATTTTATTCTCA